AACTCTTGGCTATACGGAACCAAATTCTCCTCAGCCTTAGACACCGTCTTGCCGTCATAGTACCGAGCCTCACTCGCACGAGCGTATGTAATCCGTGGGTCTAACTTCTTAACGTTAGCAAAGTCAAGATTAAGGCTAGGCTGTACATTGCTTATAGCTGTATCGTTCTGTATCGCTGTAATAGTTGCCACATCTAGCGTAGCTACACCACCATTGATTGTGACACTTGAATCATCTTGATAAGCTAATGAGCCAAGGTACTGGTTTAACGGAATCTCGTTCGGTGCTGTGCCGATGTCTGCTTGAGAAACAGAACGGTCTGCGGGGTATGTGCCGAATACGTCTTTAGTACCTGCACCGAAGTTGACTAGTGCTCCGCCATTAGATGATTCTAAAACCTGATTGCGACTCAACGTCGTACCAGAGGCGGTATACGTACCGATACCAACTTCCCAGTCACCTGTAGCTGCGTTAACAATCGTATAGTATGTGGTGTTTCCGTCGCCAATAGCTGAAAAGCCTTGAAAGCCAGAAATCGCACCGTTAAGTGTTAGTGTCCCAGTACCTGTTGTGGCACTAGCTTCGCGTACACGGTCTTTTACAATAAGAGCCATTTTAGTCTATCCCTATGTTGTTCTGCACTAGTCTCCAACCAGCAGATTCCGCTGTATTGATATTTTCCCAGTACCGCCTAGCTACCAGCCCATCCACAGCATGTGACAACTCTATGCACTGCGATTGAACTATTATATTCGTACTTAGCCTATCTGTGCTAGAAACTAAGTCATTAACTGCTAAATTCACTACAATCTGCATAGTGGCTAACTCTGAAACCTGAGCATCATTGACTACTGTGCTAAACACCCTAACTAAAGTGTTAACAGCCTCTGTTGCCACAGCGTTTTCATTTATATATTGCGGGTAAATAATCAGCGTACTTATTGCAATTTCACCAGACATCAGCTCTTGAACTGCAACAGAATACTCTGGCCCACCAAAAATATCTTCAGCAACGCTGGCACGATTCACATTAAAACTAGCTATTGAAGCGGTGTTTGTGAGTGGGTCGTTTATAGTAGATGAATCTATAAAGCTTATATTAGTTATTGTATTAGTTCTGATAACATCAGCAACGCTTATTAAGTTAGTAACTAAGTTTTGTGAGTAGACATTACTAAACACCTCGTCACTAGGCACTTCTCTAGTAAAGTCACCTAATGCGCTGAAGGGTCCTGATGACATAGAACCAGACGAGAACCCACCGCCAATCTGCCTAGTTATAACCGCACGAGCACGTTCAGAAACTGAAGCCCCCAACGACGATAACGGATAAACAGCGTCAGCTACTGTAGCAGTGTCAAACGCACTTATGTTGTAAACACCTGATGGAGCATACGTGTCTGATAACGACATGTTTCCCAGCACTACGCCACCCTGCTGCTTAACTCCAAGCGCAGACTCGGAAACGCTTGCCAAATCAGCCGTACTAGCGGCGTATAAAAAGCCACCAGAGTCAGCAAACGGTAAACCAGAGAAGGGGCTACCAGAGAACATGTATTACGCTTCTACGAGTTCAGCTTCACTAAACCAGCGTTGTTGGGTGACGCCCTTAGCATCACTCCACTCAATCTGGTAGAAGAAATCACCATTCTCATCCATACGCAACGCAGATACAGGTCCTTTTGGGATAACCGCGTCAAGCGTTACAACCTGACCTTTTGTAAATTTAGTAGCCATTATTTACTCCTTACGCAGCGTCAAGACTGAATTGGTATGTAACATTGATAATGTCACCACTTACCACCGAACGATCACCCGGTGATTGGAAATCAGCAGCAGAAAACAGAACACCAGTCGTGCCACCCTTAGTGTTATCGCTAATCAAGAACGCACCACCAACTGTAACTGTTCCAGTAATAGAAAACGGAGCAACTGATAAAGCGTTAGAGATAACTGATGGGTCTGCTGTTGTGGCTGTGCCAAACACGGCTTGTGGGCGTGTAGCTTGGCTGTATGATGTTAACTCTGCCCAACCTGTATGAGAAGCGGCTGTATCACCGGCTGCTGGGTTGTTAGTGGCTGCTGCACCGTATAGACCGATGTACCAAGTAGCTGTGTAGCCTGAGCCTGTGAAGTACTTAGCATTCATATCTTGCAGACCAACGTTTACAACTAGGTTGTGCTTCTCTGCTTCCCACTTAAGTTTACCTTCTTGGTCAAAGCATTGTACTAGAAATGCGCCGCCGCCTTTAACCTGATTACCTGTTTTGCCGCCTGAAGCGACTTGAGACGTAATAGCGTCTACTGGACTTGCGTGTTCGTTGAACATGTAAAACTCCTTATGAAAGCCTAATTATTGACGTGCTTGATGTAGCTGGGGGGAACTGCACGGTGAAAGTTAACGCTGATGTTTTATCAGCACCAAAATCTAAAACACATACTGCTGTACCACCATCTTTGTAGATCAATGCGCCCCTAGCAGTTATAGCACCTGACCAAGATATATCTTCAAAGGAAATAAATGACACACCGTTTAAACTGCTAACCGTTGAGGTAAGTACTGACCCACCTGCTGTGTAACCTGCATCTACCACCTCGCCAGCGGAAGTGTAACCCGTGGTTAAGGCGTTTAAACTAGCATTGTTTGTGTATAAAGCTATCTTAAATACATTACCGCTAAAATCCACATCACCATTAAGTAACGCAGTTTTAAAGCTGTCGCAAGTGAAGTTTCCAGTGAAGCTCATTTTACAGGGTACCTTGCTTGACCAGTGCGGTATGCATCAGTTCTTTGTTTACCATCGCCTAACTGTCTGAGTAACGTCATCGCTTCGTTATACTTAGACTCATAGTTAGCCACTACGTCGGCTTCTTGTCTTTGGAATATTGAGGCTTCCCGCATAGCGCCATAGAGTAGAACTGAGTCAAAATTGTCACCCAACCAAGTTGTACCTGCTGTAACGATGGATTCAGGGTAGAAAAAGTAGTGCAACTCCACCGTATATGATCCGTTGGGAGTTGGGCCAAGTATAAGAGATAATTCATTCGTTAGCTCCGCTGGGTCGGTATTGGTAGTAGTTGGGCCAAAGATGGCGTAGTACTTAGGTATACCTGTATCCGTTGGTGCGGGATAGGCTTGACGAATGAAGTTAACGTCTTTGTCTAGCAAGTATATATAATCACCAGATGGGTCTACCACTGCAACAGAGTAAACAGATAGGAAGTCTGAAGGCGTAGCAACGTATTTATTATTTGTGTTTGTAACACCCACAACGTTACGGCGTAGATAAGCAATTTGTGTTGAGTTATATATCTTCTGTTCAGCAAGTTTTACAAACGTCGGAATGTTGTCCACGAACAACTGCTCGTCAGACTCCGAGTAATTTTGTATAGCAGCAGATAACTCAGCGTAGTTCATTATGCCATCGGTCCTCGAGCCATTGTGCCCTTAGTCGCTGCGCCTGTACCACGAATTTTAATGCCAGATGTTTTGACATCGTTAGCATCAGGATCGCCCATAGACACGCGAGGGGCTTGTGTACCCTTCATGTTCTTGGCACTAACTGTATTGGGGTCTACTTGCTTTTGCTTTTCCATTATTTACCACCTTGGTTGGCAACACGAGCTAAACCACCGCCCATTTGTTTCATCTGTTCTGATGTCACGCCACCCTTAGCCATCTTCTTAGCACCTTTGTGCATACGAGCTTCATGACCTTTGACAGCCTTATCGGCTACTTTTTTCATTGCTTGTTTCATTTCAAACTCCTATGTGGTTGCAACCGTTACGGTGCCCAGCGTTATTGTTAAGTTTAATGCATTTGGCGTTATACCGCCATCTCTACTGCCACCTACTGGAGCCCAGCCCCATTCAAATATACGACTACCACCCGAAGGGTTACCATCTGAATCTAAACCTGAAACAACATAACTATTATCGGGTCGTGGGTTACGTACGGCTTGGGGGTCATTTACTGGTGTTTCACCTAACAACAACTGAGGCTGATCTGGTTCCCAGCATGTAGGGCATACTAATATACTTGTTATGTTGCGTTTGATTACAAGCGCTTTTAACTGCTTAAGTTTGTACCTGAACCCACAGCGATCACACTGCGATATAGAGTTCTTACCAGATGCAAACCTAGATGACATAAATCACCTACCTGACAATACGTGGTATAAATCTAACAGGAGCTTTTTCTCTATCTTCATCCATAGCTAGCTGCAACTGCTGTTCGTAATCCATCTTTAATGCCATCATGCGATTAGTATCCACACCTGCGATCTTCATGCTCATGTAGTAAGCCAGCCCAGCAACCATGCAGTTAAGAAACCGAAATGGTATATCTTGGGTGCTCGTACCACCACCTACGTCTTGTATACGACGTAACCGCCAATAAACAAACGTGTATTGACTTCCCGGATCATTTGGAGTAGGCCATACGTGTATCTTTGGGTTAACAACCCCAACTGTTGGGTATGTCGCACCAGATAATCTTTGTACCCATACTTGTATAGGTCGTGCTAAAGCGTTTTTGTTTGGTATTACCGCATAAGTTGGTTCAGCTATACGGCTGATGTTTATATCTGTCTGGTTTTGACCCGTTCCAGTGCGTATTACGTGATCTAGCAGATCAATCGTATCATTGGGTAAGTCGTAGGTCGCCTGTCCTGTTACAAGCGGTATAGCGCCTTGCTCAACAGTCCATAGGTTAATACCACGGTTAGCCCACTCAATAGTAAGTAGATTAAGGCTTCTACGTGTTGTGCGTAAGCTGTAGCCATCTCGTAATTCAGAACCACACCGCTCCCACGCTTCTTCAGCTAGGTCAGTGAACTCTAAATTGAATGTGCTAAGTCCGGATGTTGTCATGCTCTGTATGCCTTAACCTTTTTAGCAACCGCCTTTGGTTGTGCTACGAACTGCTTACCAGCCTTGTTACCTGCGGCTTTAGCCTTATTTGTGGCTGTTTTCTCTGAAGCACTTAATGCCTCCCACGCTTTAGCAGGTAAATAACGTTTCTTACCCTTAGACGGTTTACCATCGCTGGTCTTCCAATCTTGCTCAGTCCAGCGCTTTAGGGACTCTTGAGGCTTCTTCATTTATACCCACCACCAGAGCGTTTATATTCCCTAGCTAACATCTGAGCCTTTCTCGCACTCCATTCGCCCGGATCACCGCCTTTACCGCCAGCTTTGATCTTATTAAATATATTCTTTCGTTTTCCGGGCTCGGTGTAATTACCTGATTCATTCACACGGGATTTAGTCTTACCACCTTCGGCATAACCGTCAGACATACCGCCATCCTTACGTTTGGCTTGTTTTGACATCTTACTTGAGAGCATAGCTCCCATACCCCGTGAGGATAACATAGTTATACCATCTTGCCTTTTGTTTTGCCCTTAGACACACAGCCATCAGCAGCACTTACATACCCGCCTTTAGCCATCTTAACCATCTTACCTTTAGTCTTGCCACGGGACTCTACACCACCACCACAAGCCATCATTTCTGACTTCTCATGCTTGATCATTGATTTAGGAGCGCCCTTCTTTTTCATGAAGTCTACTTCCTTCTTAACCATTGCTTTTGACTCTTTCATTTGACCACCTTCTGATTTAGTGAACTCTTTACCCACACGTTGTGGGACCCCTACTTGCTTTGCAAACTTAGGATTATGCGCTACTGCTTGCATAAAATTCTCTTGTTTTTTACTAGTTGCCGGCACGTTTACTGTCCATTAGTCTATCTAGTTTTTCATCTAGGCGCTCTAAACGGTCTAGCACCCTGTTGATATCGGCATGAACTTCAGCTTTTGTAACATACTCCTTCGCTAATTCTTCTCTTGTGCGATTTAGTAATATAGCAATACGCTGAAACTCAGCCTTAAATTCGTCCATTTGCTTTGACCTAGCAGCTAGAAGCCAACCTATTGTAGC